TGACTTTGGCGGAAAGCGTGGGCGCAGGGCAAACCGCTGGCAGTGTTGCCGCGCGCAAAATCACTGAGGCGGTGAATTTCCCAGAATTGCGAGCAGAGGCTCGTAAGGCCGGCGTTGAGCGGGTGACGCAAGCAACGGAAGATTTTTTGCGCGAGGGGATAAGACGGGCCGCAGTTCCTGGCGGCGCGGATTTCCGGCTTCGACAAGCAACGGAATATCAAACGAGAAACGCCGAAATCCTTTCGCAATATCCTACGTTAGCGCGTCAGTTGAATGAGGCGCTACAGAAAACGCGAGAAGCACAAGGCATTGCGCAAAGGACGCAAGGCCGTGTCGCGGCGTTGAGCGATCCGCGCAGGTCAGCCGGTGCGGCGCTGGAAAGTGCGCGTTACGGCGACGAAATCGGGCGCGCAATTTTCAGTGCGCCAAATCCTGTTAAAGCAGCGCGAGAACTTGCGAAGCAGGCGGCGCGTGATCCAACAGGAGCCGCAACACGTGGCCTGAAAGGTGGGTTTATTGATTATGTTCTTGCGCAAGCGCGCAGCGGGTCGCCGGACATTGAGGGCGGGCAGATTATTTCTGGCACCAAGTTTCTTGGGTTCCTCCGTGACAAGAAAAACGTTGGTGTTGCGCTGTCAATTCTGGACAGGGGCGAATATGACCGCATGATGCAAGTAGGGAAAGAGTTTCAGGCGATAGAAGCCGCGCGATCAGGCCGCGCATTGGGCGCTCCGATTGAAGATATGCCTAATCGCGCCATTTCGTTTATCGCCGGAACGTTTGCGGCAAGAGCCGGTGCGCAGCTTGGGCAAGGAACGTCAGGTGCTTCATTGCGGACAGCGAACCTCGCGACCAAAGCCGTTGACGCTGTGATGGGGCGGCTTACAAACGACAAGGCAGAAGCTATCTTGCGCGACGCTATCCAAGACAGGGAACTATTCCGCGCGCTGCTTATGACCGTCGACAGCCCAGCGAAAGCGCGACAGCTTGAGAAGCAATTGCGCGCGTGGCAAGCAGGCGCCATTGTCGGCACAACCGCAGTATTGGCGACTAGGGACGAGGAGCCGCGCTAATGGAGCCGACTGACGATCTTTCGCTTATCATGGCCGAGGTTGAGATTGCCGCCGAACCGGAGACGGACAGCGCATTCCAACCCATGAGCGAGGAGGATATCGAGAACATCGTCGCGGGCGCGGTAGACGATGCAATCGACTTCATTTCGTCGGAAATCACAGAACGGCGGATGAAGGCGCAGCGGTATTTCAAGGGCGAGGTCGATATCGGCTTTGAGCCGAACCGGAGCAAGGTTGTATCGACCAAGTGCCGGGACATAGTGCGGGCGGTAAAGCCGTCTATTCAGCGCGTATTCATGTCGGCAGAGCGGCCTGTGGAGTTTATTCCTTCCGGCCCGGAAGACGTGGCGACAATGGAACAGGCCAGCACCTATGCCGTCGCAAAGTTTCGCCAGCACAACGGTTACAAAATCCTGCGCGATGTGACGCACGATGCTCTTGTCAGCATCACGGGCTTTACGAAAGCGTATTGGTCCGAATACGACAAGCCCAAAATTTACAATTTTTCGGGGCTGGACGATGCGCAATTCCAGATGATCCTGGACGCGCCCGGTGTCGATATCATCGAGCATGAGCAGACGCCCGACGAAGAAACGATCCGCGTCATGCAGGAGCAGATTGAGCAGGCCGCAATGATGGCCGAGCAGATGGCGCAGGCGGGCCAGCCTGTAGACCCGTCGCAGCTTCCTGCGATGCCCGATGTGCTGCCCATGCTGCATGACGTTCGGATCATGCGCAGGGAGACAGAGGGGAAACTGTGCGTCGAGACCGTGCCGCCGGAGGAGTTTTTCGTAGACGAAAACGCAAGGTCGGACGATGATTTCTATGTCATCGGGCACCGGACAGCGATGCGGGTGGCCGATGTAATTGCGCTTGGCGTGGCCGAGGACTTGGCGCTGGAATTGGACTTGGACGCTGGGGCCGATGTGCAAAGCCAGGAGGGAGAAATCCGGCGCGGATACCCGGTGGACGCACAGAAGGGGCAAGACAGCGCCGATCCTTCAATGCGCAAGGTCACGGTGACCGAGGCGTATATGCGGATGGATATCGACGGCACCGGGACGCCGATCCTGCACAAGTTTCTTCTCGGCGGGTCGGCCAACAAACTGTTGTCGTATGAGCCGGTCGATGACCATCCGTTCGCATCATGGCATGTGGACCCGGAGCCACACACGTTCTTTGGGCGCAGTCTTGTCGAATTGATCGAGCAAGATCAGGACGCGGCGACTTACATCATTCGGAGCATTCTCGACAACGTGACCATGACCAACAACCCCCGTTTGGAGGTTGTCAACGGTCAGGTAGAAATGGACGATGTGCTCAATAACGAGTTTGGCGGCATTGTCAGGGTGAACGCGCCGGGCATGTTGCGGGATATCCCCGTGCCTTTTGTGGCGGCGCAGACGCTCCCGGCGCTGCAATATCTTGATGACATGGTGGAGGTCAAAACCGGCGTCACGCGGGCCAGCATGGGGCTTGACCCGGATGCGCTGCAATCGACCACGCGGGCGGCGGTCACGGCGACAGTGAGCGCGGGCGCGGGCCAGGTAGAGGTGATGGTCAGCAATCTCGCCTACACGGGGATGCGGCGGCTGTTCAAGCAAATCCTGCAAATCATGTCCCGCCATTCGACGCGGGCCGAGATGATGCGGGTGAAGGGCGAATATGTTGCTATGGACCCTCGCGTATGGGATAGCGACCTTGACGCGACCGTGAATGTCGGGCTTGGCACTGGCCGCGAGGACCAGAAGAACGCCATTCTGGGGCAGGTGATGCAAATCCAGTTGCAGGCAATCCAGACCTACGGGCCGCAAAACCCGCTCGCCGGAATTGACCAGTTGCGCAATACGCTGGCCGACATGATGGCGTTGAACGGTATTGCCAATGCAGAGCGGTATTTCTCGCCGCCGCAACCGCCGCAACCGCCCGCCCCGGAGGCGCCGCCGCAGGCCGATCCGGCGCAAGCGATGGTGCAGGCTGAAACCATCAAGGCGCAGGCCAAGATGGCAAGCGATAGCCAGCGGCTGCAATTCGAGATGCAAAAGGCGCAGATGGACGATGATTTCCGCCGCGACCAGATGGAGCAAGACCTGATGATCGAGGACGCCAAGCTGCAAAAGTCGATTGATACGGAGGCGGTGAAGGCCGCGCAAATGGTTCCGCGTCAATTCCAGGGTGGGATGTAATGGACATTCTGCGGCGGGCGGAAAGGGCAAAGGCGATAATCAACGATCCTATTTTCGTTGAAGCCTTTGATGTGGTATTAAGTAATCAGACTGCGGTTTTCGCCAGTATGGACGCGACCGAAAGTCAGATCATGGAAGCGCATCGGATGGTCCGGGCGCTAAAGGCGGTGAAGGATCAAATCCTGTCAGTGATGATAGACGGGAAAGTCTTTGAGCACCGAATGCAAAAGGGAAAGCAGGACCGTGGATAACACGACTGCCGAAAACGGACTGATGGGCCTGATCATGCAGGTGCCAGCCGAGGCGACGGAAGAAGCCCCGGAAGAAGAAACTGTTGCGCAGGAGCAGTCTGACGAGGACGACGCAGAGAGCGCGACGGAAACCGATACTGATGAAGCCGAGGAAACCGAGGAAGCCGAGGAAGCAGGCGATGCCGTGCAGATGTTCACCGTAAAGGTGGACGGACGCGAACAGCAAGTCCCGCTTGACGAGCTACTCCGGGGGTATTCAGGGCAGGCTTTCATTCAGAAGGGTATGCGTGAGGTCGCTGATACCAAGAAACAGGTGGAAGCGGAACGCGCGGATATCCAAGCCCATCGCCAACAGCTAGTCCAGATCGCAGAGTTGCTGCAAACCGGCAATATGCCATTGCAGCCCCCTACGCCTCCTGACGAGCGCCTCAGACAGACCGACCCGTTTGCCCATATGGAGCAGACAACGGCCTATCTCATGCAGTTGCAACAGTATCAGAACGCGCAAGCGGCAATGCAGGAATTGCAGTCGCGAACCGTGGCCGAGCAGATTGCGCAGCATGAAGCCTACAGGGCCGAGCAATACCAGCTTCTTCTGCAATCAATCCCCACGCTGGCCGACCCCGAAAAGAAGGCCAAGGTTGAAAGCACGATGAAAGAAGTCGGGCAGAATTACTACGGGTTTTCTGAGGAAGAAATCAGGTCGCTGACGGACGCGCGTATGTATCGTGTCTTGCACGATGCGGCGCAGTTCCGGCGGATCATGGAAGGCAAAGCGGCACCTGTGCCAAGCCAAAAGCCGAAAACGGCGGTTGTAAAACCGGGCGCCAAGGCCAGCGGCAATTCGGCAAATAGGGTGGCTGCAAGGGAAGCGCGGGCGAAAGCAATGAGCACGGGGGACCTTACCTCGTATCTGTTGACCCCTTCCTAAAGGAACCCGGCAATGACTGCCAATGCAAATACCAACCTGACGTATAACGTCACCACGATCCGCGAAGACCTCCAGGAAGCCTACACGTTTCTGGACAACATCCTCGATACGCCGTTCCAGTCGGCAATCGGGCGCGGGAAAACGAGCAACCGCTATTTCGAATGGGTGGAAGTGAGCCTTGCCGCCCCGAGCCTGACGAACCGGGTTATCGAAGGCGAAAACGACCCCGGCAACGATGCGCCGACAAACGGCACCCGTCTGGCAAACTACACCCAGATTTCGGACATGATTGCCGAGGTTTCTTCGACTGCCGAGGCGGTCGACGGCGCTGGCAACATTCAGGCGATGGCGAAGCAAATCGACCTGAAAATCAAGGAACTGCGGATCGGCATGGAAGCCATGCTTCTGCAAAACATCGCGGCGAACGCTGGCGCTGCGGGCACGGCGCGGCAAACGGCGGGCCTTCCGGCCTTCCTGCGCACCAACGTCAGCCGCTCGACTGGCGCAACTCCTGGCACCAACCCGACGCTCTCGGGCACCACGGCGGGCTTCCCGAACGCGGCGGCTGGCGACGGCACCGTGCGGGCGCTGACCGAAACGCTGTTTAACGATGTCATCGCATCGTGCTGGCGCAACGGCGGGCAGCCGTCGATTGTGCTCTGCGGCGATCTTGTGAAGCGCAAGATTTCGTCCACGTTCAGCGGCACCTCGACCCGGTATCAGGAGTTCAAGGACAAAAAGATTAACGCGGCGGTCGATATCTACGTCTCGGATTTCGGCCAGCTTCAAGTCCTGCCGACGCGCTATCTGGAAACGCGCACCACGGCAGGGCGTGACGTGTTTATCCTTGACCCGCGCTATGCGCAGGTGAGGTTCCTGCAAACGATGAAGCAGGAGCCGCTTGCCAAGACGGGCCACTCGGAACGCCGTATGATTTCGGTGGAATACGGTCTGCAAGTGGACTCGGAAAAGGCGCACGGTATCGTCGCCGATATCAACGGCGCGCTGTAAGAAACAGGCGGTCCCCGGTGACGGGGGCCGCTTTCCCTTTGGAGAGAGCAATGACGAAAATCAGGATCACGACTGACCGGCTTCCGCACCATCCGCCCAACGGGACGGAATATGAGGAAGAGGATGAAATGGCCGCGCGCCTTGTGGAAATGGGCTTGGCCGTTTTTGTCGAAGAAAAGACAAGGAAGCCGCGCCGTGACTAACGAATACGGGGTGGCCGAGACAGTCACCATTGAGGATGACAAGATCGTCAAATCCAGGTCACAAGACGTGACCGGGATGCTGGACTACATCAAGGAGTTTGCGGAGGTTGCGCCTTCCATGCATGGGGATGCTGCATGGCGTTTCGTCGGGCGCATTCCGGTCGTCGTGATGGAACAATGGATCAAGGAATGCGGCGCCAAGTTCGGTTCGCAGGAATTGAACGAATACATCAGGAAAAAGCTGATGAGCGGAGAGTTTTCCAAGCTGGTCGTCAAGGGTTACTGAAATGACCGATACCCCCTTGTCAACACAACTAGAGGGTGTAAAGATAGCTATGGATGTGGTCCAACTGGCGCGGGTGGCGACTATGGTCGAAGGGCAAGGTGCAATGCTCAAAACCATCCGGGATGATGTCGAACATACTGGCAAGCAGCTTAGCCAGATGCAGCGCGATATCGACGGCTTGAAACGCGACGTGGGCGAGATGAAGCCGATCACTCAGCAATTCAGCAATCTGCGCAACATGGGGCTGGGGATGATTATCCTGCTTTCCATGATGGGCGGCACCGTCTTTGCGATCTGGCAGTATGCCAAATCGGTCATGCTTGGGCAGTGATGCGAGTTGACGTTCCGCCCCGTTTGACGTATGCCAGAAACCAGGCGGGGGATTTGTGTTTCTTCTCGAACGGCAAGCCGGTCGGGACGATCAAGAGAGACGATCTCCCGCAGATGATACTGGCGGCGGCACGGGAGTTGCAGGCCGTAAAGCATGGGGCGGGGAATGAGCCTTGATACAAGTCTAGAGGTCGCGGATCGGGTTGTCGGGCGCGTCCAAAGCGGCGTGGTGCCGTTCCGGGCGATGAACGCGACCGAGGAATATCATGTCATCGCGGCGTTACGGTATTACCGTGATATCGCGTTGAAAGCGGCTGAGGTCGCGGCAGAGAACATCAGAATGGCGGAAGAATTGGACGCTTACCGGAAAAGAGCGTCGGAAGGTATCAACATCTAGGGGGAAGCTATGTGGAAACTCGCGGCGATCATGGCGCTTGCGGCCAGCCCGGCAGCGGCGAATTGCGCGGATACCCCGAGTGTGGTCGAGTATCTGGCGACTCAGTTCGGGGAGAGCATCCAGGCTACGGGCTTGGATAATGACGGTTTCGCGATGGTGGTATGGGCCAACCGCGAGACGGGGACTTGGACGGTCACGGTATCGTCTGCGGAAGGCGTCACATGCGTGATTAGCGCAGGCTCGATGTATGAGCGGGAAGCGGACGGGGAGCCGGCTTGAAAACGCCGCGCCAGATTGCCGCTGAGAAGGCGGTTGCGGAAGCCGGGGGCAACAAGTCGGAAGCCGCCCGGCGGATGGGCGTAGACCGAACGGCGGTTCGCGATCTGTTGCGGCGAGCGCGCAAGAACGATGAAGCTGTCGAGGCTGCCATGCGGCATGTCGGGACAGAAATCGTGCCGAATGGCATGTGGGTCAAGACCAAGCCGGAAGGCGATACGCCGGGATATTCGGTGTATCTGCGGCCGCAGGATGATCAGGTCAGCATCGCGGAGAGGATGCGTGAGGTTTTCGAGACCATCACGCCCGCCCCTGCGGCGCCTGCCCCGCCTTACACGGGCGCCGATCTGGCAACGCTTTATCTGCTGGCGGATGCTCACCTTGGCCTGATGGCATGGGGCAAGGAGACGGGCGAGGATTGGGACTTGGCGAAGGGAGACAAAAGGCTGCGCGATTGGATCGGGCAATGCATCGCGGCCTCTCCGGCGTCCAGGGTGGGCGTCATACTGAGTATCGGTGACACAACCCATGCCAATGACTACAGCAACCAGACGCCTCGCTCCAAGCATGTGCTCGACGTAGACACGCGGCATTACAAGACGATTGACGTTGCGGTCAAGGCGCTTGTCTATGCGACGGATATGGCTCTTGAAAGGCATCAGCACGTTGTCGTCGCGATCCTGCCGGGCAACCACGATCCTGAGGCGTATATCGCTCTGCGCATGGGCCTGTATTACCGCTACATCAATGATGAGCGTGTGACGGTCCACAATGAGCCGGGCGAGTTCTGGGTGTATCAGCATGGCCGATGCATGGTCGCTATGCACCACGGGCACAAGGCCAAGCCGGACAAAATGGTGATGATG